TCTCGGCTGTCCAAGCTCTTTTGGAGAACGGACAAGGACAAATACGATTGGAGATTGCTTCCTGTTGCAGACGCTTAATTGAGTGTATTGAATTACAGAGTTATACAGAAAAAGGTGATCCTGATAAAGAAGCAGGATATGATCACGCTAATGATGCCTTAGGTTATTTGGTTTGGCGTGAATTTAATCCTTTATATGCAAGAGCAGGAAGAGGAACAGGTATTAGGCTGTATTAAGACTAAACTGTTCACATAGCGTTGAGGTTCCATCGTGTATAGCGGTTACAACTACTACAGTCGTGATAAAGCTGGTACAGAAACTTTTGTAAATGATCCTAATGCGGCTTGGCAAATACAAGAGCCTCATTGGATTCTTATTGAAGATTTAATGGGTGGCTCTTATGAGATGCGTAAAAAACATAGAAGATATTTACCGCAAGAGCCTAGAGAACTTGATGAAAGCTATGACAACAGATTAGCTCGTTCTGTTTGTCCTCCTTTTTATCAACGTCTTGAAAGAATGTTGGCAGGAATGTTGACAAGAAAGCCTGTTCGTTTGACTGATGTTGCTGATGTCATTCGAGAGCAATTATTTGATGTTGACTTACAGGGAAATGATCTCAATGTATGGACTTATGAGACAGCCAGAAAAGTAATTAGATATGGACACTGTGGTGTTTTAGTTGATGCTCCTGCTGCTGGACAAAATGGAAGACCATACTGGGTGACTTATTCGCCAAGGGAAATTTTAGGATGGAGAACAGAGCTAGATGATGGTCAGCAAAAATTTAGTCAACTAAGGTTACTTGAACATGTCTTTGAGCCTGATGGTTTATATGGTGAAAAAGAAGTAGAGCAAGTTCGTGTTTTAACTCCTGGCAAATTTGAAATCCATAGGAAAGATTCTGAAACTGGTGACTATAAATTATTTGATGA